TGGCAAACGCCGTGGCCGATGAGGACTTCAACGGCAGTGCGGGGATTTTCTGCTTTCTTGTATGCCAGGTCAACGAGTGCTCCGGCAATTCTGTCCGCCACCTTATCCGGGTGGCACGGATTTACTTTTTCAAACATGGTGTTACCCCTTTCTCGCACGGAGCAGGCGTTCCATAAGGTCATCCTGCGGCGTAGACTCGCCGTATTCCGTGCTGCAGTTTTCTTTCACGATCTGGAAGATCTCATTCCAGAGCCGAACCGCCTGGTTCATGTAATTGATGCCGATGTTAATAAACGGAGACGGGATCGGCTTTCCCGTGGTGGGGTGCTTGGAGAGAAAACCCATGCGGTTGGTCATTTCCTCGCACTGCACCCAGCGGGCGGAACACATGGCGTAGCGCTCCAAGAGCTGCGGCGACACCTTTGCGGCACAGCCGATGCCTTTGAGCCACTGCCAGGTTTCCGTGTAAATTTCCTGCGCCTGCAGGACGCTGCCGTCCCTCTGCTCGGCGGAAAGAAAATCATGGGGCTTCGGCATGACAACACCCTCGACTTCGGGAATATCCAGCACTTCAAGTTTTCTGCCGCCGGGATTCCCGTTTTCGGCCTTGTCCTTGACTGCGGATTTCTTCCTTCCCGCACCGGGTCTTGCACCGCCGCGCCCGCCTGTGTTATTCGATTTTGTGGGCATCCGAGTTCACCTCCCTTAATTACCCTTTTGATTTCGCCTTTTTCGCACACGTGACCCCGGGCCGTTGCCCGACCTTAAAGGTTCCGGAGATATTCATCCCCCTACCGGTCGCCAAGGTCGTGGTGTATCTTCGTATGGCAGGACTGGCACAGGCTCATAAGGTTGTCTCTCGCATGAGTGCCGCCCTTGGAAACGGGAAGAATGTGGTGTACCTCCTGCACCGGCGTCAGCCGGCCTTCCTTGAGACACATCTCACACAGTGGGTGCTCTGCGGCGTAGCGGTCGCGGATGCGTTTCCACGCTCTGCCGTACTTGCGGTTGACATCGGAACTGCGCTCAAACTTGTCATATTTGCGGCGTTCCTCCACACGGTGCTGTTCACAAAACTGTCCTTCACAGAGGTTGGGGCAGCCGGGATGAGAGCAGGGTCGCAACGGTTTCTTCGGCATCGTTTCACCTCCTTGGGCATAAGAAAAGCCCCACGGGATTGCTCCCATGAGGCCGTCCTTGATTCTTTTTCGCTGATTATATCATATCATAATGTCGAGGTGGGCATCTACCGACAAAGGCGGGTATTTCCGGCATCTTTCAGATCCGAATCGGGTCGGTGGGTAAAACCACTGTCGAAAGAGCTGCCTTGTGCCATCTGCGGATGGTACTTTCGTCTGCGTTCAACTCTCCGCCGATCTGCTCCCAGGTCATGTTGTGGATGTAGCGGTAGCGGAGAACCATGCGCTCGTTGACATTGGCAACGGTGTCCACAGTCGTGCGGATCTGCCGTTTCAAGTCAACGAGGGTGTCAATCTCACTGTTGACCACTTTTTCAAGGTCCATGATCTTTTCCAGGCACCGCACGAAGGGTGCGTCCGTGTGGCGGGAGGTTTGAACTTTCTCCTCCCACGACGGGGACGAGATGCCGCAGGCCATTTCCCGCAGGCGGGTGATCTCCGCAATGTTGGAATCGATACGCTGGTCGAGGCGGTATGCCTGACTGAGATATTCCTTTGCCGTCATACGCCGTACACCTCCCGGTGGAGTTTTTCGATCAGCACCTCACCGTCCAGAGAAGTAAGCGTCTGAAACCAGCTGGAGCGGAAAAACCGCTCACAATCCTTTTTGACGGATTCGGCATCCTTGTCCCAGGGGTATTTTTTCAAACGGCGCAACGCACGGCGATGGTCTTTCGCTGCCGCCAGAATAATAGCGTTTGCGAGGTTTGTATAACAGGTTTCCATTCTCATCCCTCCAAGTTGGCCTTGACCGCATCAATGAGTGCAGTCTGGGTCTTTTCTTTTTTGCGGAGCGCAGTCATGATGCGCTCGTCGATGGTGTCTTTGGCAATAATGTGGTGAATGACCACGGTATCGGCGGTCTGTCCCTGTCGCCACAGTCGGGCGTTGGTCTGCTGGTAAAGCTCCAGCGACCAGGTCAGCCCAAACCAGATGAGGGTCGAGCCGCCTGCCTGCAGGTTCAGCCCATGACCGGCAGAAGCCGGGTGGATGAGTGCCACGGGCAGCTCACCGCTGTTCCATCTGCGGATGCTGTCGGAATCGTCCAGCAGACTGAACGGGATGTGTCGTTTGTGGAGCCGCTCGGAGATGCGCTCCAGGTCGTGCTTGAACCAGTACGCCACAAGGACGGGTTTCCCATTTGCGGCTTCGATGAGATCCTCCAGCATATCCAGCTTGCGGTCGTGTATCTGAAACACACGCTTGTCCTCTCCGTAGACTGCTCCGTTTGCCATCTGGGAGAGCTTATTCGCAAGTGCTGCGGCGTTTCCGGCATCGATTTCTTCGCCTTTCAGCGAGATAACCAGGTCTTGTTTCATGGCATCGTAGGCTTTGCGCTCTGTTTCGGATAGCGTCACAATGGCGTCATTATGAACGCACTCCGGCATATCCAAATGGTCGACGGCTTTCATGGAGATGGTGATGTCGGAGATGGCATCGTAGATCTGTTCCTCCGCACCGGGCAGCGGCTTGTAGCTGAACACCACCTGTCCGTTGCGCTTGTCCGGGCGGAAGAAGGTGTTGCGGTAATGGGTGATGAACCGACCGAGCCGCTTGCCCATATCGAGGATGCGAAACTCCGCCCACAGATCCATAAGACCGTTGCTGCTTGGCGTGCCGGTCAGGCCCACGATGCGCTTGATGCCGGGACGGACTTTCAGAAGAGTTCTGAACCGCTTTGCTTGATAGCTCTTGAAGGAGGACAGCTCATCGATGACCACCATGTCGTAGTCGAAAGGGATGCCGCTTTCATCAATGAGCCACTGGACATTCTCCCGGTTGATGATGTACACGCTGACCCGCTGCCGGAGTGCCGCCTTGCGCTCTGCTTCTGTACCGACAGCCACCGAGTAGGTCAGCCCATGCAGATGATCCCACTTGTGGATCTCCGCAGGCCATGTATCTCTGGCGACACGCAGCGGAGCGATGACCAGCACCTTGCGAACCAGAAAACTGTCGAGGCAAAGGTCGAAGATGGCGGAAAGCGTGATGATGCTCTTACCAAGACCCATGTCGAGGAATACAGCGGAGATTGGATGCTCCAGGATGAAGTTCGTGGCATACGCCTGGTAGTCATGCGCCTTGTATTTCACTGAGCATCCCTCCAATCTGTTCGGGGCTATCGATGCAGTACACCGAAAAGCCGAGTGCTTCTAACTGCCTTTTTCGCCTTACTTGCAGAGGGCGGAGTGTTTTGCCCGGTGCTTTCAACTCAATGAAGGCGATTCTGCCGCCGGGCAGGAGTACCAGACGGTCCGGTACTCCATCAAGGCCGGGGCTTGTAAACTTCGGTGCAAGACCGCCCATTGAACGAACGGTCTGCACCAGCTTTGCTTCTATCGTTTTCTCACGCATACTGACCTCCTGTGTTCTCAAAACCCGAAAAGTCCTTTACGTGCGCAAATGCGGGTATTGCGTGCTTGTTGCTCTTTATTCCTTCTTCTTTCGCTATATAAGAAAGGTTAGGAACACAGGAACAAGACCGCCTGTTTTCTTTGGTACTTATGGGGCTGCCGCCGTTCCCATGAGGTGTTCCCATAAATGTGCCGAGCGGGTATGCTTCTCCCCGGAACCTGTTCCGAAGAATGTCGGGTACAGTCATTTTCATTAGGAACACTCCTTGGGAACAAAGACGTACTGCGGACCGTAGAGCGGGATACGCACCTTGCTGTCCAGCCGCTTCCAGCCAAGACGGGCAAGGATGGCGGTCAGCTCGTTGCTGTCCATTCTGCGGATATTGGCACGTTCCTTGCCGAAGCACTCGCACCAGATCTCCATGTTGGACACCTGGGTGCGCTTGACTGTACCGTGCTTTTGGGTATCGCCGAAGTCGCTGCCTGTGAGGAAGTTTCGGCGCTCGAAGATGTCCATGCCGTCCCAATCCTCCGGGAGCAGCGTGTCGAGATACAGCCGGACAAGCCCTTCACGCTCGTCGGACTCCATCGCCTCCCGCTGTTCAGCCTTGGACAGTGCTTCCAACTCGGCACTCAGATAGAGCTTCTCGCCCTGCTTCACATACACCAGCGTTTCCGCCCAGATCTGGCAGATCAGTTCCGGGGTCAGATCCCAGGAGTGCTTGATGCCCGTACCAGGCGTCTTGACCGGCCAGAAGCGGCGGTTTCCGGTGGTGTCCCGC